GGTCAGACGTACTACATTGGGGTTCTGGATGCATTGACCATTCAAATCTACAACGATTCCCTCAACGCACAGGCAGGTAATTACCCACTTTCCCTCCAAAGTATAGTAGGAGCAGGGCCATTGAAATTCCTAGACTCTAGGACTTCATTTGTCGTAACTGCTCTTCAATTCGCATCTGCTCCTACTATCGAAATAACAACGGCAAATCCAATCACATTTCCATCTGGGCAAACTTTGCCTATTGGATTGCGTTCTGGAGTTACATACTTTGGAAATCTGCTAGACGCAACGCACCTGCAAGTTTTTAGCTCGATCTCTGACGCACAAGCAAATGTTAATGAAGTTCACACGACTGGATCAACTAACCCAATCAACGTCGATATCCGAAAAGAAATCGTTCCAGAGACAAAGTTGACATTCAGCATCGATCATTTGCTTACCCAAGGTGATCAGGTGCAAGTCTTCACTTCTGGTGGAACGCTTCCACAACCTTTGTTGTCAAACCAAAACTACTTTGTTAATATTGTAGATACAAAAGCGGTTTCGATCCATACGACACAAGCGGACGCACTTGCATCTTCTCCTACTAATTTTGTAAATCCAATTAAGATCACATCGGCTGGAGTTGGTACGATTTCACTCATTAAGTTAATCCCAGCATCTGCTGTGGCAGGTGAAGCTAGCCAGATTACCGCACCGGGTCTTTCCATTGCGTCACCATCTGGATCTGGAGCAAACTTCACTCCTATCGTAGTTGGAAGCGTTACCTCTGTTAATTTGTCTGATCAAGGATCTGGATACACTGCCGATCCTACAGTAACATTTTCCGCTCCTCCAGCACCTCCCTTGGGAAGCACGATTTCCGTTAGTACTGCGACTGGATATGCTATTCGCAATTCTATTACATACCAGTTGTCATCGATTGTGATCGATAACCCCGGATTCGGATACACAACCGCACCTTCTGTAACAATTTCCGCTCCTCCTGTATCTCCATTAATTAACATTACATCAATGGTTACAAATGGTATTACAGTTACTGTTAATACATCTGGAACTCATAGCTATAGAACGGGTGATTCAGTTACAATATCTGGAGCAGATCAAGCAGCTTACAATGGAGATTTCGTTGTAACAGTATTAAGTTCTACATCATTTACATATCAGCTTATTACTGAAATCGGACAAACAGTTTCAGTCACTACTTTAACTAGAGTATCTACAACCGCAACTGGAACAACATCTGCGGCACATGGGTTTACTGCTGGTCAGGTTATTGCAATTAGTGGTGCTAATCCTGATGGATACAATGGAAATAAAACGCTATTAACCGCATCTGGTTCAACATTCACATACACTGTTTCATCTAGCCTAACAACACCTGCAACGGGAACCATTGAAGCGTTTTCTTCTCCAGCAACTGGAACATTAAAGGTTAAACTTAAAACAGGCACTCAAGCGGTTGCAAATGCTACCATTCAAACTTCGTTTGTTATTGGATTCACTCAAATTTCTGGAGGTTCTGGATATGTAAATGCTCCGCAGGTTGAAATAACTGGTGGTGGTGGTTCTGGAGCAACTGCAACAGCAAACATTGCAGGTGGAGTTGTAACTTCACTTAATGTTGTAACAAGTGGCACTGGATACACAACTCCACCGACAATATCAATCACACCATCCACTGGAGTGTTCGTTCAGTTTTCTTCGACTGGCACACTTCCATCCCCATTGCTTTCTGGAACATCTTATAGGGCAGAAACTCCATTAAACTCGTCCACTGGAGTTTTCACTGTTAAGAACGCTGATTTCAGCAAGATTAACATTACCTCTTCTGCAACTGGAACATTCTATGTTGTACTATCTCGCGTGTTTGGAGTTTCATTTACTAACAAGTGGCTAGGTGATTTCACTAATTTAACCACCCCATCAACCATTTATTGGGGAACGGACTATTTATTGCCAACAACCAGTCCTGCGATTGATAATGGTTCAACTCCCGCATATTTGAATGTATCATCTACATCGGTTGCTAGGGCATATACTTCATCGGTAGATGCCAGTGCTGGTGGAACAACTGGTCAAATTAATGTGGTGTCATTTGGAACTGGTCAATCATACTACGCAAAACGATTCTCCGTTTCTCCGCTTCCATACAACAATCTAATCCAGCCATCTTCCGTGCAATTCTTGCAGGAAAATGAGACTGTTAAATTCTCTACAAGCGGAGTTTTACCATCTCCATTGGTTGCTGGAACGGACTACCAAGTTAGGGTGATTGGTGATAGCGTTAATGTGTATTCTGCATCAGTTCTGGTTCCAATCACAACCCCCGGCACTGGTCAATTGTCCCTAGATATCCAACGCACATTTACGGCATCCCCATCCACCAGCATCATTGCTGACGCTTCGCTTTACACTACGGGTCAATCTGTTACTGTACGAGCCGATTCAGGTGATGTACTTCCATCTGGTCTTGTGGCAGGAACGACATACTTTGTTCGTCGAATCGACAACGATGAGTTTGAATTGTACACTACCAAGTCACAATCTCAGAACCTAACTAGCACAACTGGCAGGATTTCATTTTTGACAAGCGGACTTTCCACGGACAGCAAGTTCTTCGTCGATGCAATTCAAGATCCAACCTTGGTCAAGAGTGTTGCTAATATTCAAAAACCAATAACGGATGGGTTTGTTAGTTTGTATGCAATGGACTACGGACGCAGCAACGATTTGACATTGATTGGTCAATACCATCCACAAGAAGTCAATCCGCAGTACCGCAGGATTCGCATTGGAAAACCATGCGCGTGGGTAAGAATTGCCTATCGCATTAAGCCTCCAGTTATCACTTCAAAGTACGACTTTATCCCGATTGAGCATACACGCGCAATCATCACTGCTGTACACGCTTGTGATCTTGAGGACAAGGACTTTGCTGAACAGGCATTGCGTTACTGGGGCTTTTCTTTGGCATACCTGAAGAATCAGCAAGAACACCAAGATGGTCACGCTTTTGTTCCACCACAAATTAATGATTTGACCTATGGTGATGGAACTGATCCAGTTATGTTCTAGCAATGAAAAGTGAAAACATTACATCAGGAAGACTTAAAAAAGTCTCAACAGGATGGATTCAAGGAGTAAATTCCGTTCGCAATCCTTGGTCATTGCCTGAGAACCAATTCAAGTGGGGGGTTAATGTAACTGTCCGTGGAGGTATCGTGCAAACAAGGCCGGGGCATAAAATGCAACTCTCCCTTCCCGCTGGCAACTTCCAAGGTGGTGTTTTGTTTTCCTCTAACAAGCAAAAAGAAGCGGCACTCACACAAGATCGAGATGGAGTAATTACAACAACTCCAGCTAAAATCTTCGACGTGGATGGAAATGGTGTTGTTGCAAGCGAGTTGTCTTACATGGTTTTTGCTGTAAACGGAAACGTCTACTTCTCTCCATTTCCTCTAGTGCAGCCAAGCAACTGGGAAGATTATCGTCTGAAAAACATTTCGATGTCACCAGACGTTGATCAGTTCGTATTTGCACTTGCCACACGTTCAGCAAACCTATCGACTGGCTCTCAAGAATTCGCTACACCAGCGCATCGAATTGTGATGATCCAAGACGGCATTTCATACCCTTCGTACTGGGATGGTGCTGATAAGGCAGGTGTTCAACTTTCCACGATTCCCGTGGGATACTGGATGGCATACTCTGGAAACAGAATGTGGATTTCTGATAAAAATATCGTGCTTGCATCCGATTTAGGTGATCCAACCTCATTCCAAGAACGTACAACTGGCACTTCCCGTGGTGACTTTAGCTTTTCACGTCCGATTACTGGCATGACAAGTTATGTTGGGCAAGATACATCAACACGTTTAATCGTATTTACTGATCGTTCTACCTTCCAGCTTAAATCGGGTATCCTTGATCGAGATCAATGGGTAACAACTGAAAACTTCCAATCTACCTTGTATCCAACTGTTGGTTGCGTTGCAGGAAAATCAATCGCTTTCCAAGCAGGTCAAATGTGGTGGTATAGCCAAGGTGGTCTGATGACAGGTGATAGTGCAGCGACAGTGTATCTGTCCTCGCAGGTGCTGTATAAAGATGTTGAGATGGCAAGGGCTAAAAGATTGATGGCATCAGACCCAACCAAGATTTGTGCCACGGGTTTCGAGAACTACTTGCTCTATTCTATCCCTTACTTGCAGACATTAAATTCAGACACGATGGTAATGGACTATGCTGCCGCTTCCGAATGGGGCAGTGGGGAAAGCAGGTTCCCAGCATGGGCTGGAGTTTGGACAGGAACTCGTCCAGTTGAATGGACTACAGTGGATTACGCAGCAACAAACGATGGTTCATTCAACCACCTATGGGAATCATTCCAACCAGAACGAGTGGATTCTTACCTTCAAATCAATCCAGACAAAACAACAACGACACTTTACAATCGCATTTACTCGCAGTTTGAAACTCCATTGCTTGGTGATGAGATGGATTTAAAGAAGTTTGTCTATGCCGAGATCGAATCAACGCAGATTGGTGGCACAGTTGATCTAAAAGTGTCCTACAGGGGCAGCAAGGGAGCATACAACCCAATCCTTCAAAAGCGCATTCTTG